CGACGTGTCCGGCCAAGAAGGTTCAGACTTTCGTTTGGAATGGCTGAGGTCTTGCCGCTACACCGAGCGCCCGAAGGACATGGCGCTCTATGTGGGCGTCGATCTGGCGGTCGGGCGTAAGGAAAACAATTCGCGGTTCGCCTATGTGGTGGTCGGGATTCCCGCGGGCGACAAGGACACGTATATCGTAGACGCGCACCGCGACCGGCTCATTTTTCCTGAGCAAGTCAAAGCGATCAAGCGGTTGTGTCACGTCTACAAACCCTGCTGCGTCTCGATTGAAAACAACAGCTATCAGGAAAGCATGTTGCAGCTCCTCCGGACCGACCCGGAGACCTCGCGCCTACCCATCATCGGCGTCCCCACGACCGGCGACAAGCAGCGGCGAATCAAAAGCATGGCCCCGCTCTTTGAAAACGGGACTTTGCGGCTGCCGGTTGACCTGCCGGACCTGGAAGAAGAACTTTTGCATTTCCCGCTCGGGTTCGATGATCTCTTGGACGCCACGTGGCTCGCGCTCTGGGGCATTCAGAACCGGAGGACCGAGGCCAAGATTCGGTTCGCGGACGATATATGAGCGCGGACGAGAAATGCGATCCGAGGGATGACCATTCCATGAAGCAGTGCCCTTGTTGCATGTTTGTTGTGCGTAAAGAAGCTCTACGTTGTCCGTCTTGCGGATATGTCTATCGAAACGGTGAAGGAGGCTGCTGTGGGAATTAAAGAACGGATTGCCAAAGCACTATTCGGGGATGTCATCACCCAAGAGATCGAGAAATCGTCACGGCAGCTGATCTCTTACTTGCCGGGAAACGATTCGAGCGGGGTTTTACCCGACATCGACTTTGAGATTTTCAACGAAATGTTCGAACAGACCTCCTGGATCCGGGCGGTAGTGGGCGTCATTTGTAAGGCGGTCACGGCGCGAGGCTACAGCGTCATACCCACTCAGCCGAACGCCGATCCCAAGAACGCGGAACTCCTGTTGGAGTTTTTTGCCGGCTGCAATCCCAACGACACCTTTGTCGAAATCTTGGACGACATCACGCGGGACGTCTACGTTTTCGGGAATGCGTTTATAGAGTTGGTCCGAGACGCGAGAGGAACGCCGCGTGAACTCTGGAACCTGGACGCCACGACCATGCGTGTCCGGGCCGATGAGCATGGCGCGATTCAGGGGTATGTGCAGGTCCCGCGCTATGCAACGCGCGGAGCGAGCCAAGTCGACTTCGGAGCGCTGGACGTGATTCATTTAAAGCTCGGCACCAAGGGGTCTACTCTATACGGCCTCTCGCCTTTGGTCTCGCTCATCCTGCCCATCACCGTCGACAAATTCGCGCAAATCTATAATCGGGCGTTTTTCTTGAACGGCGCGAAAATACGGGGCGCATTCATTATGAAAGATGCCACGCCGGAACAGGTGGAACGTAACCGCGAGTATTTGCAGGCGCGGGCGAAAAATCCGGACCTGGCGCATGCGGACCTTGTCTTGGAAGGGGCGATAGAATTTAAGCAGATCGGCGTCAACCAGAAGGACATGGAGTTCTTGCAGCTCCGGGAGTTTACCCGAAACGAGATCCTCGCGGTTTACGGGGTCCCGCCCAGCAAAGTCTCGATCATCGAGACCGGCAATATCGGCGCCGGGACGGGAGAGCAGCAGACCCAAACCTTCTATGAAGAAACGATCCTGCCGCACCAGATGCGCGTGGCTGAGAAGATCACCAAACACATCATCCGGCAGGGCTTCGGGATCACTGATTGGGCGTTTCAGTTCAACAAACGCTCCATCGATGAAAAAGACCAGGCCGAGATTTTCAACATCTACCTGCAAAACGGGGTCTATACGCCGGAAGAAGTGCGGCGGCTGGTGGCTCCCCGCATGCCGGAACTGGAGAAAGCCGCGGCTTACGAAATCAAAAAGAAGCTGAGCGGAACGAGGCAGACGATTGTGATGGCCACCCGCGCGGTGGTGGCCTTGGAGAACCGGTTCGTCCTGGCCTTGGGATCCAAGTTCAAAGAGATCAAGCGGACGGTAGCGGCAAAACTTCCAGCGCTTAAAGTCTCGGAGTTGCACGCCAAGGTGAGCGGGTTAACATCCGCCTACCAGGCAGAAACTCTCCCCTGGCGATTTGGGACGCTCAAGCGTCCGGTTCCCTCCGAGGCCATCAAAGCCATCGATGATCTGGAAGTCATTCTGGAGTCGGTTGATGAACAAGGGATCGGGACGATCCTGACGCAATTTTCGCTCGATGCCGCGCGGCTGGGGCTCAAGACGACTAAGGATCGGGTCCGGCTAAAAGACGTCGACGACATCAGCCGGGAATTGGAAGAGACGCTAAAGGCCGGCGCGGTGACGCTGGCCTCCAACATTTCTCTTTCGCTCAAAGAGACGTTGCGGCAGGCGATCCTAGACGGGTTCTCCGCCAACGAATCCATTCCGCAGATCATGGACCGAATCGAAAGCCAGCTGGCCGACGTCGCCACGATCCAGGTGGGGGCCGTGACGGACGACGCCGGCAATATCATTCGCGCCGCCACCACCCGGCAGCTCTCGGCAGAAACGGCGGCCGAGATGATCGCTAGGACGGAGGCCAACCGAGCATTCAATGCCGGGAACCTGGACGCCTTACGGCAAGCCGAAGTCGAGAAAGTGCAGTGGCTCCTGGCGTCAGATGCCTGCGAGGAATGCGTGACGGCTTCCGAAGCCGCAGTTGGTGAAACCAAAGGAAAGGTCATGTCCATTGACGAGGCGGACGGGGTGCTTCCGCAGCATCCGAATTGCAGGTGTGTCATCGTAGTTTCAACGGAGGATTTATGAACCAAACAATCGATGGTGTTCTCATCAAAGCGGATCCGGCCACATTGTCGGACCAAGAACTTTTGGCGCACGACTTCCACATCCATGCCGCCCTGAAAAGCAATCAACTTGCGAGCGTGATTGAAACCGCGACCGGAACTGCGGAAGAAATGGGAGGGGTCCACTCGAGCCCGGACGATCTTTCCAATCGACACGAGATAATCTGCCAAGAGATGTCCCGCCGATCGCTCAAGCATGCGCCGGTTCCATCCGAGATCATTGTGATCGAAGACGGCAGTGACGAAGACCTTGAAAAAGGCATCCGGCAAGCCTTCGGATCATATGGCGGCAAACGCGCCCTGGCGCACAAGATCGCTTCGTATCTTCCGTTTCACAAAACCTACGTCGAGCCCTTTGCGGGGGGCGGTGCGGTATTCTTCGCCAAAGATTATTCACCGAAAGAGGTCCTAAATGACCGCGACCCGGAAATCGCCGCCATGTACCGTTTTATCCGCGACCATACCCCGGAGGACCGCAACGCTCTGGCCAAACGCGACTGGGTGATCCGAAAAGAAACGCATGAACGTTTGAAGAAACTCAACGCCACGAACGAACGCGACCGGTTCTATAAAAACTATTACCTGACGCGTTCCTCCTATGGAAAAAGGCGCGGCGAGCATTTCAATCCGGCCAATGCAGGGGTACGCATCGATTTCCCGGCCAACGTAGAGCGGGCACAATTGCGCCTGCATAACGTGAGCGTCCACAACAAAGACTACGCCAAGATGCTCAGGAAGTACGACAGCCCGCACACGTTCTTCTACATGGATCCTCCGTACCCGGACAAATACAACTTCCGCGATTACGGGTTCAACGAAGAAAAGTTCTTGAAGATATTAAAAACGCTCAAGGCCCAATGGATCGTGTCTTATCCGGTTGAGCATGCGTCGGTTTTTAAGAGCTATCACGTCTATCGGGTCAAGCGCCGCAACCAGATGAAAGGGCCGGGCGGCAACCAGCAATGGGTGACCGAGATGATGGCATCTAATTTCCCGCTGGAGCCCTTGCACCTCTACGTCGAAAAGGAACTCACCAGCGAACCCGAAGGAATGGAAGAGGCCGCGCCTACTTTTCTTCCCGATTTCGAGGATGTCGAAATCGAGAAGGTCCAAGGCGCGTTTAGGAGCCCAGGAGGCAAATACCACCTCTGCAAGAAGATCGTGCTTCTGCTCCCTGAACACAAAACTTTCGTCGAAGGGTTCTGCGGTGGAGCGCAGGTCCACTTTCACAAAGAGCGTTCGAACGAAGAAGCGATTAACGACATCAACAAAGACCTGGTCTTTGCCTATCGATTCATCAAGGCGATGTCGCCGGAAGATCTGTCATGGCTCAAAGGTCGGAACTGGGTAATCACCAAGGGGCGCGCCCGGCACGTCTACGAGACCAAACCCAGCACGCCGCGTGAACGGTTCTACCGCTTCGCCTACTTGAATAAGGCCAGCTATTGGGGCCGGGCAGACGTCTGGGAGGGCGTGCGCAACAGGCCGGAGAGTGAAGTGATCCAGCTCGTCAAGCGCCTGCCTAAGATTCAAGAACGCTTAAAAAGCGTCAAGATTCATTCCTGGGACTGGCGCACCGTGATCAAGCAGTACGATTCGCCTGACACGCTCTTTTATCTCGATCCGCCGTATCCCATCCATTGGCCGAGAGGACACGGCGGCTGGAGCGAAAAGTTTTTCAAGGAAGAGCACCTCCTGTCGGTCCTCAAAAGCATCAAGGGAAAATTCCTTCTCAGCTACGAGCTGGAGAAAGCGAATCTTTTCAAGGGGTTCAAGACCTACCGGATTAAGACGCAATGGACGGGGGCACACCAGCTCGGCATCCGTGACCGATACGAACTGCTCGTTTCGAATTTCCCGCTGGAGAAGACCAATCTCTACGTGGAAAAGTCCGAAAATACTTTGTCAACAATTCAAATTGTTGATGGACAGGAAACAAGAAGTAGCGTTAAATTAGAACCGTAGGCAATAGCCTTCAGGTTGATTCCCGGAAGCGGCACTTCAGGGATCTCCGAAACAAAAGCAGCACG